TCTGTGGATGTAACTTGATCTTGTGTCGTGAGCGTCAGCCTGATGTAGTATCTATCAGCACCAGGCGCTGTTTGATTTGGTACGGCGCCTTGATTATCAAAAAGGTTTACGTCGTCATCAGTGTTAAATACCTGTTGTACTACTTTAAATCCAACTTCTTTATCTGGTATATCAGAATATTTTGAAATAATTGCAGTCTGTTGTTCAGTGTATACAAAAAATCCTTTGACAAAATATATGCTTTCACCAACCGTTACTCGAGTTCCACGACCTACAGCTGGATTAGCATCAGTGTTTTCTATTTGTACGACCCTTCCAGAGCCTAGACTTTCTCCAGCAGAGAATCTTGGAGTTGTGACTGCATTTGTAACAGCTGTTGTGTTTACATATCGAACAAAATACGTTGTTGGATCTGAACCGCTTGACGCAACAATTTCTAAGATTTCAGCCTTAACTCCTGACGTACCACCTGTAAGTATTTCTCCTACTGTCGCGGAGATCGAAGAGGATGTCACATCAAGTTTTACAAATTCATAGTTAGTGTTAATTGATAAACTACCAGGTTTAACAACTGCTCCTTCCTTAAAGATGTTATCACCAAATCTTTCGATCTGCTTGTTAATGATGGTTTGCATTTGTGTAAGCTCGCGAGCTTGAAGCGCTCTACCAGCATTAAACAGTATGCGATAATAGCCATCACTATCGGCATAATCATCTTTGTACTTAGTACTAAATAAGGTATCTGTAAAAGTAGTTGCCATGTTTCAATCCTTAGAACTGAATAATTATTTTGATGTCTTCAGACTGCGTAGACGTTCTCGACACTGGTGATCTATTGTCTATGTATAATAAATCTCCTGACTGATTATCAACGTCAGCTCTAATTAAAGAAGAATCGATAATACCTTGTCCTACTCCATTTATTTCATCTATAGTTTCACCGTCTTGAAAAGCTACAAATCCTGTAGCGTCTGTTTGATGATAAAATATTTGATTTGAATCAATTGCATCTACAAAGGCTTTCGCATTTGTAGTTTGTCCTTGAATGGTCTTATCCGCGGTAAAAGATGAAATTACAGAGGAAAGCGTCATTTTTCTTAATGCATTACCTGTAGTTGCGGTAAACAAAGCAGCATTTTTATCAAGAGGATTCTTAATAAGACCTACTTGTCTGAAATCTTGTCCTGTTAAGAAGTTGCTGTCAGTTCCTTCAATTTTACATTGAAACATGACTGATGCAGACTTAAGATCTACTGATGCTTCAGCACCAATACCTGAATCTGAGAATGGCAACACAGCCCGGGCTGCAGCACCAGTACCTGCTCCACCAGTTAGTGTTACTGTTGCTGTTGTATAATTTGAACCGTGTTTTACTGTTGAACTGTCAGCATCAAGAGTTATTTTTGAAACTGTGCCAGTCGCTGAATCGATTGTAGCAGTTGCCGCGGCCCCATTTCCTGTTGGAGAAGTAATAGTTACAGTTGGAGGTACACCAGTCGTATATCCAGTACCTCCATCAGTTACAATTATTGAGAGTACTTGGTTCGCGACAGCAGAATTTTGTACGTCTGCTTGTTTTAATTCAATACCAGTAGAATTTGAATCAGTTGCGCCTTGTTTTTTAACAGGCATAAAGTTTGATGACATAAAGTCTTCAGCGTCTGCAGCTGAAATAGTGTACATAAACTTCCATAAGTAGCCATCAGCCGTTCTGAATGAGTGAAGGTTAGAACCTGTTGGTTCCACAGTTGATGGTTGTGCAACTCCTTGTTTGTTACGACCAACTTCTAATACAACATAAACTTGATTGTTTTCAGTTTTGACGTAATAAGGATTTGTAGGATATCCAGCTACACGATCATCATATTGAGAATAGATTCTACCATTCGACCAGTTATTGCGTGGTACAACTAGTGACGAACCTTGCATTTTTTTAATAGACTGTAGACCGTCACGAAAATCAACTTGAGTTTCAGGATTGTTAGTTGGTGTAGGTACTGTTTCATTTGAATCCCATGACTCAGATCTTCCTATACCAACATAATAATTTTCAGTTGCATTTTGAAATTCATTAAAAAAGTCTCGAGCAATCTGTCTTTTAAGAGTGTCTGTAACAATAGCTGGCATTTTCTAATCCTATGTACTTATTTGTGTGCCTAAAGCGATTCGTTTATAATTTGTACCGTCATGAACTGCTAAACAAGGCTGACCTGAAGCTCCGTTAGAAACAAATATTACTTTACCTGTTTGACCTGTTGGTACTGAAGCTACGGTATAATTTCTTAAATCTATTTCAGCCGCTTTTCCAATCACATGGGCTGAATCAATAATATCTTTAACATAATCTGAATCGACTCTAAATTTGAGATATGCTGAATCGATTAAACTTGTTGCTCGACCAGAATCAAGTGCGTTTTCATCGATCAATTTCAAAGCTTCATCAGAGTCTACAAAATCAACTCCTAAAGTTGGATTGTTTTCTCTTGCTTGAACATAAGCAGCGTCTATTAATCCAGTCGCTCTACCTGAGTCTAAGGCATTTGCATCAATCAATGCTAGACCTCTGTCAGAGTCTAGAAGCTTTAAGGTATTTATTTGTACTAGAGCCCTTGCTGAATCAAGTGCATTTGCTCCAATTAAGGTTAGTGTGCTAGCTGAGCTAAATGCCGTACCTGTAATCAAAGCCACATAATCTGAATCAATAATACTTGTAATGTCAGATATAAGTGCAACTGTACCGGTACTATCAGGTAACGTAATGATATTATCTTTTGTGGGATCTACAACTTGAAAAGTTGTTTCATTAGCATCATTAGTTGCACCTTCAAATACAATTCTTCCACTATCAAATCCTATACCGGTTATTGTAGAACCAGTTGCAACTTGAAGAGCTGCCACATCTGAGTACAACTCTTGAAAGTTTTGATTTATCTTAGTTGCACCGGTACGAAGATCATCTCCAGTACCATCATTTGCGGCTGTGCCGATATCTATAGTTTGTTGTGCCATTTCCTAACCTATAAATCCTTTTATCTATTTATATCACTTTCTAAAGTAAACTGCTTGGCTAAAGTCATCAAATGTCGCTGAGAAACGAATTGCAGAGGCATTTGAAGAATCAGCAAAATCATCAAACGACTGATAGAATCCAGCCCACTCGTATAATGTATCATAGTATTTCATTAATGTTGTGATTGTAAGAGACGCGGTACCAGTTCCAGCTGCACCAGCAGAATCATAATCGTTCAGATTACGATATAAGCTATAACGATCTCTAAGAGCGTAAGTCAAACTATCTCCTGCATAACCTGCCGCATAGTAATCTGGTAAAGCATATTGAAGCGCGTCAAGATTTGGCGCATCGCTGTCGAGTCCATCAAAGCTTGGACTGTATTCAGTAAAGCCAAACAGCATACCAACAGCTTCGCCTTGAGCTTCCACACCGAAACTGTCAGTGCTGAATAGAAGCTTGTTGTTTGCATTTTTGTCGAATATTGATTCAGCTGTTGTAATCTCAACTTGTGGTAACCCTTCAATTACTACTTCTGCACCAAGAAAAAAACCTGAAGGATGAACAAAGTTCCTGTATAATTCTTCCCATTGCACTAGTGGTATTGAAGATCTAATTAACACTGAAAGAAACTGATTCAACGCTCCGTCTTGTAATCTCTTTGCTTCTTCTTGACCTATGGTAGATTCACCAACAATAAAGAGATTGTCTTTTGGAAAGATAAGTTCTATTTCTTCATTAAAGAATGCGCGAAAGAAACCATGTGCAGAGTATTGTGTGCCTTTAACTCTAAAAAAATTACCAAAATTTCTTATGGCTTCTCGAGGTACAGTAAATTGACTTTGAGAAACTCCAAGTGCAAGTTCACCAAATAGATTATTTAAATACTCAAGCTTAGTATCTTCGATGTCTCTTATAGTTTGAAGCTCTTGAATAATGCCGCCAAAATTATCTGCAGAATCAAGATGTTCAAAATACCCATCAAGGAAAGTAATTAACTTAGGATAGTCTTCCCTAAAATGTTCTGGTAAAACTTCGTCAACCAGACTTTTTCTTACATTTGTATCAATACGACCAAACTCTCTAACTGTTTGATCAAAACCAGTGTGAGCCATTAGGTTACTTTCAGAGCCGTTTGTTGTCTATCAATCGTTGCAGTCGCGGAGGATCTGGCTGTGTCAAATCTTAGTATATAGTTTCTTAGAGGTTTAACTACACTTTGATTTTCAGGAGTTACAGAAAACTTAATAAATGTATCTCCACCTATAAATGCTTGAGGTTT